GCTAGAAGGTCAGGCAGAACTTGTGCTCGGCGAAGAGAGGATCATCCTCAACGAGGGAGATTCCGTTTACTTTCAGTCGACGCTGCGCCACAGGCTCCTCTCCCACGGAGGCAAAGGGGGGCCGAAACTAGCTATTAATGCAGCGATATACGCCGCGCTCGCAGCGGCAGCGACAGCACTCGCTGTGGCAGAAGCAGCGTCATTAATGCCGACGAACTGCCCTTGGATGACCAGACTTTCTTCCTGAGGAATAATAGTAAAATCAGGGGCCTGTGCGACAACAGTTGCCCCTTCGCTATCCTGCTGCAGGATAACGGTAAGTTCGTCATTCTGTTGGGTGATGGTGAGGTCTGCCATTTACCTCACCTCGTTATGGGCTGCCGTACTATGAATTTAGCGGCGAACAACCATTCAGGACCGGGAGACGCACTTGTTCTCATAACGTCGAACACCAACCGCCCTTCTGGCAGTGCAAGCGTCTCAGCCGCCAGCAAATGAAGCGCGAAACGACCATTTGGTCCGTCGATAATGATGAACTGCCCGCCAGCCGAAGTACAATTCAGCAGCGAGGTGGCGCTGTCCGGATCTTCGCGAATGTCAGCCTCGAACGTCCACCCAGTAATGTCGACGGCGTTGCCGTTCTGATCCTCAACGGTGAAATAAGCGTCGTAGACTGCTCCCTGATATGCGGCCATGATTATCCCCTCTGACTTCCTGCCCTAAAGCCGGTGGGGAATTGCCACCGAACACCGCCATGCAGGTTCTTATGGCGGGACTGAGACTGAGCAACAGCAATTCCACTGCGGAACTTCCGCATGTGGACGATACCAAGGCGCTCATTGGTGTACGGTTTCGCCGGCTGCATCATCAGCTTGGACACCGTACCGTCAAGAAGTGTGGTGTAGTACCGCTTCAGCAACCAAGACGGAATGTACGGGTAGTCATCTGTGTCGTTCGGATCAGCCACAGTGACCTTGACCGTAGCGGTGAGAACCTCAGTGTTTGATGGTTCCGTATTGAGAATGATGATCCCAGGCTCCTCCATCGTGGCAGGCACTGGGATGTTGGTCGCGTTCACAAGCGACATCAAAGTGATGATAGCACCAGAGTCGGGCCAGATCTCATAGTCAGACTTGCCCGATCGGATGGTGAAGTTGATCTCTTGTTCCCATACGCCCGAGTCACGGAAGAACTCATCGAACGCATTGAACAGTTCGAGCTTAATCACCGGGTCCACGGCGCCGGGCGCGTGTATCCGGATGTTCTTCATCAGCCTGAGAAGATCGTCGGGGTGCGTAGCCATCTATTACCCCAATGACAAGAGTTGAGAAGCGAACTTGGCGAGAAGCGCCGCGGAACGCTGGTCCTGCGTGTCCTCCTCGTCGCGAAGCTGAGCATGGCCGACCATGTAGTACAGGAACGGCACACGATACTGCACGTCGATAGGCACCTGGGTGCCGTCGTTAGCAGTATATGCGGGAATTGTTGCTGGGGCAAAGTAGTCCGTGAACAGGTCGGGTCGAAGCCGGCGAGCCTCTTGGATGGCAAAGCTCAGAGCTAAGACGAGTTCACTATCGCTGTACCGATCGCCAGCCGCGTCCTGCAGAAGGACCCGCGCGCTCGTGACATAGTTCGCTACCGTATCGAGCGCGGCCATCGGACTCTCCAAGGAGTAAGAGGGGGGAGCCCCGGATTAACCGGGGCTCCTGGGGTCATTACGCCTTGATGACGATAGCCTGCACCAGCGCGGTGCCGTCCACGACTTTGTAGCCGTAGACTTGCAGACCACGAAGGATGTTGCCGAAGGTGCTCTCCGCACGGAGAGTCTCGGTCTTCGTGAACTGCGAGGCGAACGTCAGGCCGTGAGCGTGGCCCGCGTAGACCGCAAACTCACCCGCTGCTAGACCAGCCGCCGTCCCCGAGGGGAGCAGGTTGCTGATGTAGAGGGTGAAGCGGTCGATCATGCCGAGGCGGCCATTACGCAGCATCGACACGGAGTCACCGGACAGATACGCCTGCCGAAGGTCAGACCTTTTGACGAGCGCAGCCATCCAGGCCGGGAGGATGATCCAACGTCCCGTCTCGGGGATGTTCTGCTCATCCATGCACTGGCCCATACGGAGGATGGCGTCGATGACATCGACGTTACCACCAGTCGCGCCAGTGGCCACCAGTGACAGCGGGGTGCCGGTGACGCCAAGATTGATGGCGCCGTCGATCTTACCCGCGGTAGCACCCTTGTTGTAGGTGTCGGCTGCACCGAGGATGCCGCTCAAAACGTCGGTATCAACGGTGATCTTGAACTGCTCCGACGCATCTTCGGCCCAGATCGACATGTTGTTGATGTCGGACTGGATCTCCATCACGTCGTCAAGGATCAGTGAGAAGTACTTACCCTTGTCGATGAGCAGGTCAATGACGGAACCGACCGGACGTTGCAGGTCGAGAGAGCCGTCAGCCCGATAATCACTGATGGTGATCGTCGGCTTGGTGCGGATCTTGACCGTATCGCCCTGGTTTCTGATCTCGCCTTCGTAGTTGGTATTCGAGATCGCCGCCAGAACGGTGGCGTTGTAGAACTTCTCCACCAGCTTGCCACTCCAGATCTCCGGAATGAAGCCAGCGGCATCGAGCCCGTTGCCAGCAGAGCCAGCCGGGTAGATGGGCGGGGTGGTTGCACCCGTAGCGAGGGGGAACGTCATCTGAGAAGCCTCTCAGTTCGGTTACCCCTAAGGGTAACCTGGGTTAACGGATACGCCCTTCGCGACGTGCATCGAAGATCATCTTCTCATGCTGGTTCTTTTCGTCTTCGCGGCCACGATACTTGTTGTTGGCCACGTCGACGTAGAACTGCGTCACTTGAGCGCGGGTGATGATGGGCTTCTCAGCGGGGGTCAATGTCTCTGCCGCCGCAGTCTTGGCTCTGCCGGGCGCCGCCAGATCCTTGAGGGGGACCTTTCCGCTCGCGGGGTCTTGTGGAGCCGGCGAGGCGGGGTCCAAACCGGACCCAGGCGGGGACAGGGCAGCCTCCTCAGCGAGGAAGCCTTTGAAGAATGCGACTACTTGGGGAGTACGGTTCGCCTCGTAGGCCGCATTCAACAGATTGATGCGTATAGCACCAGAATACGGGTCTTGCAAGGACAACCATTGGATAAACCGCTGGTCAGTATTGATTTCCCGCCAGTTGGGCACGGTCTTGTCCAGATCAGCGTGCATCCTATCGCGGTCATCGTTGACTATACGGTTACCAACACCTTCGAGCTTGGACTTCAAATTGGCGATTTCCGTTTTCAGAGCAATGACTTCGTCAGTCTGCTGCTCGGCGACGGCTCGCCGCATAAAGTCAACAAACTCAGGCCCGTACTCGGCGAGTTCCTCCTCTGTAATAGTTCGCGCCGGCGCCTCGGAAGCGGCTGGGGGCGCAGCTTGCATAGAGGCAAGCGTGGACTCCATCTCGGTAAGACGCTCCGAGAGGTTGGTATTGATGTGTTCGAGCCGGTCGTGGCGGCCCTTCATAGAGTTGTAGCGGTGCTCCCATTCCTGGGCTGTCACCTGCTGCGGCGCTGCCGGGGGGTCAGGTGGAGTAACCGGGGGGTCGGCCGGTGGGTCGGCCGGTGGGTCGGCCAGGGAGTCTACTGGCGGATCATCGGAGGGAGTATTGTCTGGGTAGGCCAACTTATAGAGTTCGTCGGCGCGATCTGAGGCTGCTCTGACGCTCGAAGGGATTTTTACGTCATCATCAACCGGAGCGACGGGCTTACGACGGGGAGCCATATTTCTTCTCCTTGCGCGTGCGTGTGAAACAGGCACGGGCGTTCGCGGGCAGGGCGGGATTGCGCTGCCGGTACCAGATCAGCCCCGGCTGGGGTTATGAGCCACAGCCGGGGATGCTCAGCAGGCGGTAGATTAGTTCACGCGATAGAGGCTGACAGCCTCAGACGCAGAAGTGACGTTGTCAAAACGACCAACGAAGCGAGCCGAGCCGGCAATCGCCACAGTAGCCGAACCAACGACAGTCACGCCGGTACCACCAACCACGGTAATGGCGGCGCCACCAGCACTGTTGACGACCATAAACTCGAACGTGTCGCCAACTGCAGGGTCGATCACGCCGGCGACGAGAGCCGCGGCGGTCGGGGTGGTGAGGTTGTGCGCGGCTTGCGCAGCGCTTTGGTCAACCAGCCCATCAACCGTCTGAGCAACGGTGATAGTCTCGGCGGCAGTCGTCTTGGTGTAGACGTTGAACGCCTTTTTGATGAGTTGGTTCACGGCCTTATTCAGGCTCTGGACGTTTGCTTTCAACATAGTAGTTCTCCTTAGGTCTTCGACTTCTGCTTGCCCGCCCGTTCGTGGATGCGGTCGGCGGCGATTACCGCATCATCAAAC